AGATAAGTCCCGCTTCATCAACCGCAAGAACAATATTGTTCCATCCCTTGTTGCGGGAGCTCTTGATGGCCTTGTCATCGCTGACCCAGTTTCTGGGGAGCTTAAGACTTTTGGTCCATCTATGCATCGACCCTCGCCTGTCCATGAGGCTGAGGATATGTTCTTTAAGACCCAGCCCACTGACAAAGTGTTCACCCCCGCCACTGACCAGCTCTATGGCGAGGCCGCTGATGACTTTTTTGACAATGTCCTCAAGCACACCCCCAAGAGGTTTTATCGTCCACTCCCAACGTGGGATGAGGTCCTCAACGGCATTCCTGAGTTGGACATCCCCCCAATTGTCATCACTACCTCTGGTGGCATGGTTGAGGATGCAAACAACTCTGGGCCCGGCAAGTCCGAGTTCATTGAGCGCCGTCCTGATGATCGCCTCTACTTCAAAGGCGATTTCCAGGCGAAGTGTGAGGAAAGGTGGGCTCAGCTAGAGAGGGGCGAGATCAAATCCCCTATCTTGGTTGCCCAGCCTAAGGTTGAGCTTCTACCGATCCAACCTACCACCCCTGAGACTGATGCTAAGCACATGCCTCGCGTTGGTGATGGTATGTCCGTTAAGCGTGCCCGCAAGACTGAGACTATGGACCTTGTGTCCGCTCTTAATGGCCGCAGAGCCACCATGCTCTACACTGCCGCCCTTGTTGCAGGACGTGTCAACAATCAGTCCGCTCTGGGCACCACTCTCAATGGCTATGATGGCCAGAAGATCGCTACTCGTATCACTAACTGTGATGAAGAGATCGACCTTGACGCCACTGCGTTCGATGCGTCCAACCCTGGCCGTTCCGTGTATCATTACGGCCGTGGGCTCGGTCGCTTCAACCAAGCTACCCAGCAGGTGAAGCCTACTACCACCCAAGCTGCGGTCTACATGCTGAATCAGTGCCACACTGTTTTTGGCCGTTACCTATTCGCCAACAATAATGAGACGCACTCTGGCCAGCCTGATACCACCGGCTACAACATCTTCCGTGGCGCCACTGTTGTGCGTTATTGCTTCAAGCGCGCCTGCCAGGACGAGCCCAAATGGGCCGCTGCCCACTCAATCATCTTTGATGAGTGGTGTTTCTCCGTTCATTTTGGAGATGACGTGCTCATGGGCGTGTCTGGCCGCGACCACCAGCTCCCCCTTGACTTTTTCAAGTTGCAAAAGTATGGAGCTGAGGTTGGAGTCGCTTTTACCCCTGGCGACAAGAACTCTGAGGGCAAGCCCTACTGCCCCAAAGGCAAGTCCAAGTTCTTAGCCAGGCGCTTCTATCGCAAGAACGACGTGGTGATCTGGCGTCTTGAGTTTGATACTATCAACTCTATCTATCAGTGGATTTCCCACACTGATGTCCCTGATTCTCTCCAAACTACTCTGGTGTGTG